TGATAAAGAGACTTTAGCTCAAGCTAAGAAGAGAGCACCTAGAGATTTTGCAATTCAACAATCTATTGTAACTTCTGATGATTATGCTCAGGCTGCGGCTTCTTTTTCTCATCCTGTCTTTGGGGCTGTTAGTAAGGCAGTTGCTACTATACGGACATCGTTGAATGCTAATTTAGTTGAGATATACGTATTATCCGAAGGTCCTGATAGTGTCCCTGTAGCACCTAATACTGGGTTAAAAACGGGTCTTGAAACATATTTTGCTGATTTAAATGTATTAACGGATCATGTTAAAGCATTAGATGGTGTGATTAAACCAGTTGACACTGATATAACTATTGTGATTGGTAAGAATGCTGACGCATCTATTATTAAAGATAAAGTTGAAACTGCGATTACCGAGTTTTTTAATATCAACAATTGGGATCTGGGTCAAGAATTATATATATCAAAGATCATTGAATCCATTGAGTCTATCGATGGTATTGCGTATGTGACTCTTTATGAGCCGGTAAATAATATCTTAAGAACTGGTGATCTGGCTGATTCTGAGAATGATGGCGTGGGTATAAATGAGATTATCATAGAGGGTGAGAGAAAAACAAGTTACTTTTATGAATCGATAAAATGAATACTACTGTAATATTTAAAAATGAGATAATAGCTGTGTGGATGATTGTCTACGACGGTGATGTGAATCAAGTTTATACAACCACAAATTTTGACAAAGCTTGTGCATCAATTGAAAGCTCAATTCGTGGTTATATGGGTGATGAAAGTCCGGCTGCTGAAAAAATTTACTCTCAAATAATGGATAAGGTTCGTTCTTCTGGCGATATGCAATGTGTCCCGATGAAATTTGATAAATTAGAGATTGTTATTTATAGATGGGAGATTGATAAATTCAATCCATTACATCAAATTTTGTCAAAATGTTACGATATTGTTGATGATAATCTTCAAAAGGAGATATCTTTTCTTTTCTCTAAGAGCGTTATTTAGTCTATATTCATTGAATTAATTATTTCGGCTTTCATACCGCGAAGCACATTAGCCTGTAGTGCCGCTACATCTGCTAGATGTCCGCGATAAAAGACCATTGGGTGTAGTGGACTGTGCCCATTTTGGACTAATTTATCTGTTTCTTCTTTGTTTAGAGGAGGAAACATGGCTATAGCGACAGCTAATTCTATGCCTTCTTTTTCGCATGCTTCGCCAAATATACCCATCAGTTTCTGGAATTTAACGTCAAAAATGTCTTGTCCGCTGAGTTCTGTCTGTTGATCTGCAGTGTCATCTTGGTTTTGGGGTATATCTTTGTCAATCATTGTGTCTCCTTGTGTTGATAGTGATATGAAAACATGTCCTATCGATACAGATAAAATTTGGAAAGTGTGGGAATGGTGCTTTGATTCATATCTACGAAGCGGTATGCGTCTTTCATTCCCTAAAAATACACAGCCGGATAAGACTTATCAATGGAGATATTGTAAAGCGATTGCGACGAAATTTAATCAATGGGATTTTGATGATCCAACCGCTAAACGATTTATAGATATAGCAGTAAATTATGCTAAGAAAACGGGGTCTTTGAAAAAAGGACTCTCTATTCTTCATCAAAAGAATATGCTTGATTCTGTTTATAGCATGGTACAAGAGGAATCTGTTTCTAATAATGGATCTATTGATGTTTTAATTCATGCTAAACGATGGATTGATAGTCAAGTTGGTGATGATGATCCATTATCTGTGATGTTGGATCGTTTAGAAGTTGATTCTGTCGTTAATATAGTAATATGGTATCAAGCAAATAAATTACCAGCTTTATACATTGCATTATCTAAGAATTGTTGTAAAGCACTTGCTAGACTTAAAAAACAACAAGTGTTTGATAGAGATTTATTACCAAAGATGACTGAATTATATAAATTGAGGTTAGATTTTATTAATAAAGTTGATGATCTCAATAAAGTGCGTAAAATTTTAGGAAAAGACTGGAGAGAATTGTGCCATTGACTAAAGATCATACTAAAGTTGAAAACATCTCAGAGGCATTTTTTGCTAGTTGTAATAAAGATGATTATTTTCGATTAGATGATAATTTTCTAAAATCATATGTTGGTAAAAAACCAAACTTTGGTTTTAATGGTCTTGGTGAATTTGTTTATTATCGAACATATTCACGCATTAAATCAGATGGTGCTAAAGAAACGTTTTTAGATACAATCAAAAGAGGTGTGGAAGGATGCTTTGAAATTCAGCGTCGTCACCAAAGGCGTTTACATCTTCCATGGGATTATAATAGAGCACAACCAGCGGCTCAAGAGATGTTTGATCTGATGTGGAATTTTAAATTCCTCCCTCCCGGTCGCGGATTATGGATGATGGGCACCGATTTTATGTGGGAAAGAGGGTCGGCAGCTCTTTGCAATTGTGGATTTGTTTCCACACATGGTAAAATTGAAACGGATCCAGCAGAGCCATTTTGTTTTTTGATGGATATGGCAATGCTTGGTGTTGGGGTTGGTTTTGACACTAAAGGTGCCGGTCGAATAGGCGTTGGTTCACCATCTAAAAAGCTCAAAAAATATGAAATCCCAGATAGCCGCGAAGGATGGGTTGATTCAGTTAGGCAACTTATCTATTCATATACTATAGCCAATGAATTCGGCCATATTGATTATGATTATTCTAAAATTAGACCCGCCAATTCTGATATCAAAGGATTTGGTGGGAAAGCGTCTGGTCCTGATATTCTTATTGAATTGCACGAATTAATAAGAGAACATTTAGATAGGGCACGTGGGCAAGCACTATCAAGTGTTGATATTACCGATCTTATGAATTATATCGGTAGATGTGTTGTTGCTGGCAATGTGCGGCGTACCGCCGAAATTGCTTTTGGTGATCCTAATGATGCTGCTTATTGTAGTATGAAGAATCCGTTGGTAACACTTAGTCCAACAGAGAAAACCCAATTTTTGGGAGTAGTTGAAAAACTATATGCACAAAATAAGATAGTTGCTAGTATACATGATTTTTCTGATCATATGATTCCTTTTGATAGGTTACGACCTGCGATTGAAACCTGGAATGCTCTAAATCATCATCGTTGGGCGTCGAATAATTCGATATTTGCTAAAGTAGGAATGAATTATGATGAAATAGGAAAGCAGATAGCAACGAATGGTGAGCCTGGATTAATGTGGCTTGATAATATGCGTGATTATGGCCGTATGATCGATGGTCGTCAGCCGGGGATTGATGGCAGAGTGATGGGTGGAAATCCTTGTTTTTCTGGAAACATGAGATTGTTAACGGAACATGGTTATGATTCTTTTTATGATTTATGGTGCAGCCATGGTCAGCAAGAATATGATGGAACAAATGGTGTAATATCTAAGTATGGTTCACAAAAGATCGTGAATGATAATGGTTTAATTACTGCGTCGAATGTTTACAGAACTGGTTGCAATGTATCTATGTATCGCGTTATGTTCGATGATAATTCATGGATTGACGCAACTAGTCACCATCAAATGATCACATTGATTCGTCATGAAAGTAAAAAGAAAGGAAAAACGAAATATGAAGAGGTTCGTAAATCATTGTGTGAGCTGAAGATAGGTGAAATGGTTCCGCTCAATCAGACATCGCATTTTGGCAAGCATCATGATCCGGCGTATGGTGAGCTTGCTGGGTGGGTTATAGGAGATGGTTCATTATCTCCGAAAAAAGATGGCCAAACGAGAGCAGAATGTACTTGCTATGAAAATGATTGTGTTGAAGTGCTTCCAAGAATTCAGGGTCTTCTTCATGAAGTATATCTAACTCACAATAAGTCTACTAATCAGAAACCGGCTTATGCTGGTTGGGCTAGGAATCAAGATCATTTTGATCATCGCGAGGATAGGGTCGGTTCTAATGTGCTTGGCAGATTATTAGTAGCAGATGGTATTAGAAATGGAGATAAACACAAAGTTCCGTATACTATATGGGCATCATCGAGGGAAACTGTTGCTGCATTTCTCAGAGGTTTTGCTTCTGCTGATGGATTTATTCTTATTAATGAGAAGAAAAAGACCATATCAGCACGTATAAAACAATCAAATGAGAAACTTTTGCAAGATTGCCGGTTGTTATTGAACCAATTTGGTATCGCAAGTTCTGTTCATAAACGACATGATGCATCAAAGCAATTGATGAACGATGGTAAAGGCGGTAAAAAGCTTTATAATCGTAAAGCTGGGTATGAATTGATAATTTCTGGGATTATGCAAGTACGCCATTTCTTGGATAAAATTGGTTTTATCCAAGATTCTAAAATGGCAACAGCTAAAAAATGGTTATCAGAACACCATGGTTCAAATAATTCACATACTGGACGATATGTAAAAATCAAATCTGTTGAATATTTAGGTAGAGAAGATACGTATTGTCTCACAGAACCTGAAAATAATCGTGTAGTTGTCGAAGGGTATCAAGTTGGGCAATGTCTTGAACAATCTTTAGAATCATATGAACTTTGCAATCTTTGTGAGACTTTTCCAGCAAATCATGATAATGCTGACGACTATATGAGGACACTTAAATATGCATATTTGTATGCTAAGACTGTGACTCTTCTTCCAACGCATAATCGTCGTACAAATCAAGTGACTTTGCGTAATCGGCGGATTGGTTTATCGCAGAGTGGTATTGTTCAAGCATTTGAGAAGTTTGGGCATCGGGTTGTTCTTCATGATTTTTGTGATGCTGGTTATACAGAAGTTAGACGATGGGATGATATTTATTCTGATTGGCTTTGTATCAATAGATCTATTAAGGTTACATCGGTGAAACCGAGTGGAACTGTGTCGCTTGTTGCTGGGGCGACTCCTGGGATACATTACCCAGAGGCTACTACATATTACAGACGTGTCAGAATTGCTAAAGATTCAGTCCTTGTTAAGATCCTTCGTGATGCTGGTTTTCACCTTGAGCCAGTTCATGGTGATGAAAATAGGACTTTAGTTGTTAAGTTTGCTATTACTGATGAGCGTGTGCGAGCTATTACTGATGTGACTATTTGGGAGCAGATCCAAAATGTTGTTGATTATCAACGATATTGGGCTGATAATCAGGTCTCTTGCACGATCAAGTTTAAAGCTGATGAAGTTGATGATATCGCACGTGTTTTAGAAATTTATGAAGATCAGCTCAAAGGTGTTAGTTTTTTGCCGTTGGAAGATCATGGGTATACGCAAGCTCCGTATGAGACATGTACATTACAAGAAGTGGTGGATTATAATAGTAATATAAGCGATGCTGATTATAGTCAATACTTATATGAAGCAGTTGGTGAAAGATATTGCAGCAATGATGCTTGTGTAGTTCTTACAGCAGATAAATAATGTTATCAGATAAGAAAATAATTGATGCTGTTAGTGTCGCATTAGATGGTAAAATTGGTCAAGAAGATGATGTTGCACGGCTTCGAGAACAAATTGAAAATGGTGGATCGGAGAATAAGATCAACACTGCTTGTGAAATATCTGTAGCATTTATAAGATTAACACAGGATTTAAAGGCCGAGATTAAAATATTAAAATCAAACCTTTGTCGGGAAATGTAGCTCTTTAAGGGTTGGATGTTCGAGCAATACTTTTTGAGCGATTTTTGGCGATATTGAATATTTATGATTAGTATCACATACTCCCGAAAATCCTGATATATTGACAGTACGGGCTGTGTTGATGTAGAAACAAATTGGTTTTTTAATACCTGCTTCTTCTAACACATTGTCATGTGATAGATTTTCTCTTTTCCAGACTAATAATTCCTCACCATCCGTGTTTAGTATTCCTCCTAAAAATGGGGTATAGGAATCTTTTGGGATTGATTCTAGCAATAATCCAATTGTAGCAATTGATGGTTCTTCATAAATTTTGGTTTTGCTAGCATTTTCAAATTCATTTCCTTGTATTGCCCATTCTGTGATGGTTTGTAGGATAATGTTAAGTTTTTGTTCGAATAGCATGTTGTATTTCTAATTTAAAAGATGACCATATTATTTTTGTAGTTAGGCAATTTTATGCGGATAACATTAGAAGATAACCAATGGCTGTGGTTTGATAATATCACAGATGCTGAGGAGGATATTCTTTGGGTTGAGTTTAGTGTTTCGCAGCCAAATGCTTATGTTGATCCAACCCAATTAGGTATGTGGGACGGGATTTATCGGAAATATAATCGCGCTAAAAAAAGAATGGCTCGTCCTCTCTTTAGTATGTTGCGTAAAGTTTGTGGTGAAAACGATTTGCCATTAGTGATTAGAGATAACCGCCCGAAATCATTATATAATCCTATGGATCCGGATAGTATAACCCCTGATTTTTTACATGGTATCACATTAGATCCGCATCAAAGTAGGTCAATAAAACAAGCGTGCCGAATTGAATGTGGAATATTTGATATCCCAACTGGTGGTGGAAAGGGTGAAATAATATGTGGAATTTGCAAAGCGATTGATTGCCCGACTGTTATTGTAGCGGATCAGACTATAGTTATTGATCAATTGAAAGAGCGTTTAGAATTAAGACAAATTAATGATGATATTGGACTTTTTTATGCTGGTCAGAGACCGTCTGGGCAGACTATTGTTGTTGGTTCTATTCAATCTTTGCAACCGCCAACTAAACCGCCCGAAGTTCCGACTCAAAATCAAGATGAGGATGGTGATAAATTCCTTAAAAGAGCAGATAGATGGGATTCGAAATTTAAGGCATATAAAACTAGACGGAAGAATGCTAAGTTTTTGCAACAATATGTTAAAAATGCTGATATGATTATTATTGATGAATGTGATAAGGCTACGTCTGATCCCTATAAACGACTTTTTAGGCATTGGTTTAAAGGACGAAGAAGGTTTGGTTTTTCTGGGACTCCTTTTGATCCTGAGAAACTGGTAGAGGGGATGGTGATGCAAGAACATCTTGGTTCCCCTATTGCTAGAGAAACGCGACGAAATTTAGAGAAGATAGGTAGAATTATTCCGTGCGAGTATTGGATGTTGGCTTTTGGTCTTGATGGTAGTATCAAAGATGGTTCTGCATATGATATTGCTAGGACTGATTTTATGTTTGAGAATCCTAAGTTTCATAATCTGATTGCGTCTATTTGTAAAAAATATAAAGGGGATGGTACTCTTATTTTGGTGGATTCGATAGATCTTGGTCATCATTTGGAAAATGTGATTAGTTCTATGGATCTTAAAGTCCATTTCATCTATGGTAAAACCCCTAAACGTCGTCGTACTGAATTATTAAGAAAATTCGAGAGACGAGAGTACGACGTACTTATTGGTGGAAAAATAGTTAACAGGGGTTTGGATCTGGCAGGTGGTTGTGAAAACCTTATAGTAGCCACTGGAGGCAAATTACAGTCTGATTTCATCCAGAAAATTGGTCGTGCTTTAAGACATAATAAAATGGGTAAAAGTAGAGTTTTTGACTTTTACTTTAGATGTAACAAATACCTTTACAATCATTCAAAAGCACGTCTGAAGGCTATGATCAATGCCGGATATAAATCTGTAATCATACTACCCGGTGGGTCAATTGATGGTCGTAAACTTGTCAAAAACAAATTCAGAATCACAAAAAAGTACTATACCAAAGCGGTCTGAGGTAAAACTCTCGGACCCGACAATAGCTAGTCGGAAGCTTTATTTTGTAAATGAAATAGTTGAATGGCAATTGACATTATATTTATGGACTGGCTGTACAAAAGTCCATTTACGCGATATGATAATGTCACATGCTACAGAATTAATCCGACAAATCATTAGGAAGCAAGGTCTCCATACAATTTATCCGGGTCAAGAAGAATCAGCATTTGGTGATCTTCTTCAAACCGCTTGGGTACAAATTGAAAGAACCTTATATAAATATCGAGCATGCCCACATTGTCGCAATTGTTTTAATTACGACAGACCATCAGATTCTCTTCTTTATATCCCAGAAAATAGAGAATATGGTATAATCACGATGGATCAGGTCGTCAAGACATGTCCAAAATGTGATACTGCATTAATATCAACGCCATTTGTCGAACCGATTCAAGGAAGATATGGCGGCTCTGAAACTATTATCTATCGTGGTATGTCAAAAGTTTTCAATATGTGGTCCCAAATTGCAAGAACAGTAATTCTTGCTTATATTAAAAAGGAGGCACGTGACAGGAAAAATTCTGGCTCATATATGACTCACTTGAATAATAAACCCAAAAAAGTGAGTGATATTATGGTAAGATTCTTGACAGAAGCTAGAGAAATTTGTAGATATAATGATGATTACCAAAAAATCTTAGACGCTTTAAATTGGTTAATTCACAATGATGATCGACCACATGATGGGATTATCGGGAAATTAGTCCAAAGATCAGGTTTATCAAGAACGACAATTACTAGTTTTATGAAGCATGTCAAATTAAGAAGTTTGGAATTTACGGATTCCCCTATTAGCCGCAGTCGTAAAGATAAACCAGTTGAACGGCATCGTCAAGATTTTGATTTTGATGAAGATTAATATTTGCCAAATATAGGGTATGAAA